GGCTACTGTGTAGACGCCAAGACCGAGATACTCACGGATTCAGGTTGGAAGCGGTATGACGACTTGAAGGTGGGAGAGTCAATCCTCACACTCAATCATGAGACTGGCTTCTCGGAGTGGCAGCCGGTTCAGGAAGTGTGTGTGTTCCCCTCCAAGAGACGGAAGATGATGCTTATCGAGAACCCGAGGTTCTCGTCCTTGTCTACCCTCGATCACAGGTGGCCGGTCGTCGCTTCGAATGGTGAGCGGTATTGGCGAACGACTGAAACCTTGACCACTACGGATAAGGTTGTTCTCGCTGCGCTGCCGAGTGATCTTCCAACTGAAGCAACGATCCCTGATTCCCTAGTCGAGCTTGTTGCTTGGCTTTACACCGAGGGGCACATCCATCACCAGCGTCAGGGCAACGTCACTATCTACCAGCGGCCGGGTGTCAACGCTGATCGGATTCGGTCATGCTTGAGCTCGGTCTTTGGCGAGCCTGTTGAGTCGTTCCGCACATATCAAGACCCAGACTCACCCACCAAGATGTGTAATGCGTGTTGCACGTTGAAGGATAAGAGTGAGTTCCACTTGAATCGCAGGGCGACAGACGGCAAACAGTCTCGATGCAAGCCCTGCCTGCTGTCTGGAGCGAAGAGCACCTGGAAGCGCAAATCAACTGATGCGGTTACTTGGCGCGAGAACCTGAATCGCAAGCTTTTGGAGTTCCATTTGACGCCAGTAGCTTCCAAGATGTTGCTGGCGCACGCGCCGGACAAAGTGCCAAGTTATGAGTTCTTGAATGCCTTGACCAAGGATCAATTGGAGCTCTTTATCCAAGTTTCACTTCTTGCGGACAACTGCGGTGAAGATAAGTTGGCTCAGAAGAATCCACGTCACGCGGAGCAGTTCGCCTACGCCTGTATTCGTGCCGGTCACGCCGTGTCGATCCGTCCGGGACGCGACCATCGACCTCGACTTGATTATCAGATGACATTGGCTCGACGGCTTCGCAAGTCTGAAGTTCCGGTGTTGGCAACCGTAGCGAAGGACGCTAAATGCGAGACCAAGGTGGTCCAGGGCGTCATCTGGTGTCCAAGGGTCAAGAATAAGACCTGGTTGGCTCGACGTAATGGGTCTGTGTACTTCACCGGTAACACGACTATCTCGAATCGTGTGACGTCTCGTTTCGAGGATCGTGGCTTCGTGTTCTGTGTTGGGCAGATGAAGTCCGAGCAAGGCTTCGCCAATCGTCACTACAAGGAGTACCTGCGTGACCCGACGGCGTACGCTGTCAAGCTCACCATCTGGGAGTCCAAGGGGTGGCACAACTACTTGCTACCTGACGGGTCGCGCAACAGCTTCTACTACGACATGGCGCGGAAGAAGATCTTGTCGAAGGAGATGGGCGAGGCGCTCGGTGGCGCCAGCGACACTCTCCTTGAGGTTCCACAGCTGTACCGCGTCGAGTTCGAGAGTGACCCCGTCAAGGCTCTTCGCGACCTGGCCGGAATCCCGCCGACGACGCTGGATGCCTTCATCTCGCAAATCTACCGAGTGGACGAGTCCATCGAGCGTTGGAAGGAGGGCGCGGTCACTCGATGGGCCACAGAGGACTGCACATCGGAGGGCGCCCAACTGCCTGAGTGGTTCCGTGCGCCTGATCAGGTGCCGCGCTACGTCCACATCGACGTGGGGATCACTGGTGACGCTCTGGGTCTGGTGATGGGCCACAGCCCCGGCGCCCTACAGGTGGACGACGAGCTCAAGCCGAGGATCTTCATCGACCTAGCCATGCGGATCACTGCTCCGCCCGGTGGCGAGATTGACTTGAACACGGTTCGTCACATCTTGTATCACTTGCGTGATGACTTGAAGTTCAAGATCAAGATGGTGACTCAGGACTCCTACCAGAGCACCGACATGCAGCAGCAGCTTCAGAAGCGGCGCTTCAAGACCGACATCCTGTCCATGGATCGTGAGGTCATCCCCTACTACGACCTTCGTGAGGCCATCAACGAGGGCCGCGTCGACATGCCTGCCGTCATGGCTCGGATGCGTCCCGACGAGGAGCCGATCAACATCCTCCGCAAGGAGCTCGCGACGTTGCGTGATCTGGGGACCAAGATCGACCACCCACTAGACGGCAGCAAGGATGTTGCAGATGCTCTTGCTGGTGTCGTGCACAACATCATGCGCTTCACGAAGGTTCACAAGAACACTGGGGTGGCGCCGTCAACGATGGACCGCACCACGCCCGTGCTGTCGCAGGGAGCTACAGTCCCAACTGGACCGGCGATTAGGCTGCCCGGAGTTCGCAAGCCCACTAAGTGGCGCCCACCATCACGAGGACGGTAGAAGTGGATCATCGAGGCGCAGTCAACCTGACCGGGGTTTCGAGCTTCAAGAAGGGCGAGCAGCCCCACAAGGGCGAAGGCATGGGTGCATGGTCGGGACTGCCCGATCGAAGCCTCATGTTCAAGCTAGGGCTCGGCTCGGAGGCCATCCTCGGGTTCGACACATCGACCCTCACACTGGACGACTTCGAGTCGATGCGGTTCCATCCTCAGGTCAACGCATCGCTGACGGCGCTGACCTTCATGATCCACCAGGCCGATTGGCACGTGGAGTGCGATGACAAGCGGATCAAGGAGATGGTCGAGGAGAACCTGAGGGCCATCTGGACGCGCCTGATCCGGTCGATGGGCAGCGCCCTCTGGGCGGGGTACAGCCCTGCGATTCTCGAGTTCGAGAATGACGCTCAGGGTCGCTACACCATCATCAACAAGGTGAAGGATCTTCATCCGGCCGAGGCCAAGGTGAAGTGGAAGAAGCATGATGGTGTGATCGCCGGTCGCCAGCGGTCTTGGTACACCTTCGACGGCATCGACCAGATCGGCTGGGGCCACATCCCCGCCTTGAACTCGTTTTGGTATCCCCTCCTCATGGAGCAGGGCGACATGAGTGGGCGGAAGCTCCTGCGTGCTGCGTTCATGCCGTGGTACTTCTCGCTCGTCATACACATCTACACGAACCGCTACTTCGAGCGGTTCGGTGAGCCACTCCCCATCGGTCGTGCTCCGTTCGAGGAGACGATCGTGGAGCCGGACGGCAAGTCTTGGACCGGCAAGCAGTTGATGGAGACGATGCTCATCAACTTGCGGAACCGTGGCGCCGTCGTCCTGCCGTCGGACCGGGATTCCAGCACTGGCACGGGTGCTCAGGCGTACACGTGGGACATCGACTACTTGGAATCGCAGATGAGAGGTGTCGACTTCGAGCGGTACCTGACCCGCCTGGACGAAGAGATCTCGCTGGCACTGTTCACGCCCCTGCTGCTCATGCGGAACGCGGATGTGGGTTCCCACAATTTGGGAGTACAACATGTGCAGACCTGGATGTGGTTCCTCAATGCCTTGCTTGGGGACATGAAGGAGTACGTCGACCGCTACATCTGCGAGCGGTTGAAGGCCATCAACTTCAGCGAGAAGGCTCCTCGGTGCGAGTGGGTGCCGAAGAAGCTCGGGAAGGAGAACGTTGAGACCGTCCGCGCCATCGCAACAGAACTTCTCCGACAGGGGATCGCCAAGCCCGACCTTGAGCAGATGGGCACAGCCTTGGGCATGGATCTCACCGAGATCCGTCAGGTTCAGCCGACCAACCCCAACGCGCCGCAGGAAGATGATCGCGATCGCACTGAGCGTGATCGCAGCACTGATGGCCCTGGAGGTGTGGGCTCGTCCCCGACGCCCGGTAGTCGGACAGGGACGCTCGCTGCCCGCATCTCCCAGAACCTCTGGGGCACGTGGAGTTCCGGCACCGTCCAGATCAGTCCCCTCACGGCGACCGAGATCATGCACTGGGGTCAGAAGGCCACGAACGTGCAGAGTGCACTTGAGACTCTGAACGGCATGGACACCGGAGACTTCGAAAGCCCCGGTGATGTCGTGATGATCGCTGCGAAGGTGATCGGTGCCATCGAAGCAGCATGAGGTTCAGATCCGGTGCTACTGCCACCACGAGCCACTCCTGGCCGTGGCAGGCAGGACACCGGATGGCATGGCCTACGTGCACATCCGCGCTTGGCGGGGTCGCAAGCTGATCACTGAATCGGTCTACACGGCCCAGAGGGGTGGGTCTGTCCGCATTAAGTGCCGGGAGTGCTACCGCTGGACGACGATCAACGTGGTGGGCGGAGAGATCCCTGCTCACACCACCGGGGATGACCTGGAGCCCGATCTGGCGAGGGTGCTGGAAGAAGCGAACCCGACGGGCTAGGTTGTCCCGCCATGCCGTCAGTGGCTTACCTCTCCGACGAGATCGAGATCCCCACCACTCCCCTCCTGGGGAGCCTTGCTGGGTCCACTGGCATGATCCAGAACAAGAAGATCTTCCGAGCGGGGACCTTCAAGGACAGTCTGGGTCGCGAGCGCACGTGGTCGGTTGCAGACCTCAAGGCGATTGCCGCCAACTACCAGGCGCTGCGCCAGAGCAACATCTTCCCCAGCGTGCCAGTCCGCATCGACCACTCGTGGTCGGCTCGCGACGTGGTCGGCTGGATCGAGAGCGTGTGGGTGGACGGCGAGTACCTGATGGCGAACCTCGCCATGACGGAGCCCGACGCCTTCAACAAGTGGCAAAGGGGCACGCTGGGTCCCGTCAGTTCCGAGATCGGCCCGTACGAGACGAACGATGGAGACACGTTCTCCCCCGTTCTGCTCGGCCTGGCTTTCGTGGACATCCCGGCAGTCGAGGGGCTCTACCGGAATGCCGGTGCCGAGCCTCCCGCCGTTCTGGCAGTGCGAATCCAGGCAGAGGTGCTGGACTCGACGCAACAGAGCGCCTACAACAGAGCAGGTCAGGAGGACGACCGCATGACCACGACCACTCAGACGATCCCGCAGGGAGCTCCCAGTGCGCCAGCGCCCGTGGCAGACCTTCCCGGTGCGGCAGGTGGCAATGCACCTGCCGTGGCGGTCCCGAGCAACGGAGCTCCGGCGCCCGGAGGTGTGGCGCCCGGAGCTCACGCGGTTCCCGCGACCCCGGCTGTGACGCCGCCCGCCCCGGCTGTGCCACAGGTGGTGGACCCGGCCACCGGGCAGCCCGTCGCTGCGGTGGCTCCGGCCCCCGTCGCCCCGCAGGCGCCTGCTCCGCAGGCAGTCCTGCCCCCGCCCGCTCCGGCCCCCGTCGCTCCGCAGACGCAGGTCGAGCAGGTCCCGGCTGGCGCCGCACAGGCGTACCGCATCAACGGTCAGGTGACCACGGAGGCCATGGCCATCCAGGGTCACATCGACCAGCTGGAGCGGTTCAAGTCCGACGCCGTCAAGCTCGGGCGTGAGACGTTCGTGGACTCCCTCGTCCACGGCAACAAGATCGTGGCCCAGCAGGGCGTCGCCATGAAGGCGGCGGTCGCCACCATGGACGATGCCCAGTTCGCGGCCTTCCGGTCCGTGTACGAGGGTGCCGCCCCGGCGCCGATCCTGTCGCCCGAGGTGTCGGCGCAGGCCGCTCAGGCCGCTCAGTTCGGCTACGCCCAGGTTCCGGCCCCGGCCCCGCAGGTGCCCGCAGCGGCCCCGGTCCAGCCCGTGCTGGGCTTCCAGGGCGCACAGGCGGGTCAGAGCCCGCAGGGCGCCCAGTTCGGCGCCGGTGGTCACGATCCGGTCGCGGCGGAGATCGCCACACTGGACGAGATCCTCGAACATCACCGCGCCAGCGGCAAGA